TTTCACTAGCAGTACCACTAATACTTGTTACACCAGTATTGTTAACTGTAAATGTACCTGCACCGTTGTTAGTAACACTTGTTGCAGTTCCGTTTGCAATACTAATAACACCACTGTTTGCAATAGTTAATGTGTCAGTGGTTGAATTACCAGTTAATGAAATACCACTTCCAGCTGTTACAGTTAGTGTATCAGTATTTGAATCTGCTGCAATACTGTTTGAACCTGTTACAGCAACAGTTTTGAATATGTTTTGATCACTACCTCTGTCAGTGTTTGTTATACTAACAGCACCAGTAGCACTTGTATTTGTGCTTAGACCAGTTCCTGTTGTAAGAGCTGTAACACCTGTATTAAGTATTTGTATAGCACCGTTAGTTGCATCAATATCAATATCAATTGCTGTGCTACCAATAAATGTAAATTCGTCTGAGTTACCACTTACGCTGTAACTTCCAGTTTCTGCCATTACAAATGAACCAATAGCATCTGCAACAGTAATAGTTTTAATAATATCTTGATCACTACCCAAGTCAGTGTTACTAATAGTTCTTGCTGCATCACCACTCCATGTAGTAACACCTGATCCTAAACTAATACCTGTACCTGCGGTTAGTGCATAGTCTGTTTGTGCTGTAATAGTAATATTTGCACTACCATTAAAGTTAACATTGTTAATGCTACGAGTATTTTGTAGTGTAGTTGCTGTAGATGCGTTACCAATTAATGCACCAGTAAAGTTAGTAGCATACATGTTACTTGCACCAAGATCGCGATCAAATTGCCAGCGGTCTGTTGCACTAACATATGTTAATGTTGCAGCACCATCAGTTCCTAAATCAACTGTTAAACCACCACCATTAGCTGCGTTTGCGTTCGCTGCATCTTTTGCAACAGTAATATTTAGATCTGTAACTTCTAATGTTGTTGAATTAACTGTAGTTGTTGTACCACTAATTGTTAAATCACCTGTAACTGTTAAATCACCTGCAATTGAACTTGTGCCTGTTCCACTAACTATTAGGTTACCACCTGTAGTAAAGTCACCGTGTACACTTGTATTTTCTGTACTGTAATCTACCCATAGTAATTTGTTAGGGAAACCATTTATGTCAACTGATCCGCCTAATACAATAAAGTCGTCTCTTGAGTTATAAAAGTTTACAATAGTTGCTTTATATGCATCACCACTAGCACCTGATGGTTCACTGTTATAGCCTATAACAAATGGAACACTGGTGTAGTTACCTGTTTGTACAGGAGTATGTGTGTTATCAAATACTTCAAATTTATAAAAGAATGAACTTTGGTTAGCACTTAGTACGCTTTCGTCATCTTCTGTACCAACTCTAATCTTTGCAACAGTTCTATAACTTGCCCAACTATCTTGTGCAGAAAGACCAATAAATTCAATTTCACCCATGTCACTGTTAATAGCAGGGTTCTTTCTATCACTTTGTATTTTAAATGTTGCTGTTGAACCATTGTTGTTAAATGCATCTGATGAACGCAACAACATGTTTGGATCAGTACCAGTTACATTTAGGCCGCCTGTAAATGTTGCTGAAAGCGGAAATGCCTGTGCTTTTAATTCACCGTCAACCTCTAATATATTAGTAATGTTTACTTTTGCACTTTCAATATCAACGTTTTGGTTTCCAGCACCACCTATAGTAATGTTAGTGTTGTTAGATCCAATGTTAAGTCTTGTAGTTCCTGATGCTATTGAATTTTGACTAGCATCAATAACTATATCACCTACTGTAACTGTGTTTGCTACTGCTATTGATTGTGCTGTAATAGCATTAAAAGAACTTGAAGTAGAACTGTCAATGTTACCAGTTATTCTACCATTAATAATAGTAATACCGTTTTTGTCAATTCTTAATGTGTCTTGTAAAGCACCGTTTGTAATATTGCCGCCTCTAACAGAAAATTCATATCTTGATTCTAAACCTGTTTGAGTATTGTTAGATACAGACATCTGCATATGTCCAAAATCAACACTATTACCTGCGTTGTCAACACCGTCAAAAGTTATATCTGCTAGTTTACCTAGTGCTTGATCTGAGTGTCTTAATTTTAATTGTGCAGGAGTATCTGCAATGTCTGTAACGTTATTAAATGTAAAGTTAGCAACGTTATTGTTTTGTGTACCAACGCTAAGTCCTACGTCCAGTGTAGCTGTAGCAATAATAATACCATCAAGTGAAGTTTGTCCTCTGCTAACAACATCTGCTAGTGTATCTGTAAATGGCGGAATATCTGCTGCTGTAATAAAGACTAGCCCGGGGTTCCCGTCGCCGTCGTTTACAAGGTCACTTGTAGTAATAGGAATATTTGGAAGACCTTGCAAATCAGCGTAAACACCACTAAAAGTACTAACAGGTAAACCGCCCTGCCTAATAATACCGGTTGAAGTAATGTTACCAACCTGCGAAATATCGCTTCCGCTTAGATCTAAATTATCACCTACCGGAAGTTCTTTTATTTTATTGTTGTCGCTTACATCAACAACTAACGGTACTCTGTTTGCCATTCTTTTATATTCCTATAATATACTAGTGTATTTATCGTTATGCTCCCGTACCACCATTTAAAGTTTTAACTACCACAGCAAGACGATCAAGAGCTTCACCTACAGTAATAGGTGGAGTTCCGTCCCAATCAGCTGAATTTGAAGGTATATATGGTGTTGAGTATAGCTCAGAGAAGTTTTGATTTGTTTTATCAAATGCATCACGTATAGTGTCAGCATTTAAATCAAATTCATAAGCACCTATGTTTATTGTCTGTTTCGCCATTACTCATCTCTTAGTGATTCAACAATATACTGTTTACTGTTCCTGCTGTCCAAGCGTCAACAACTACCCTAATCCAGGTAAAATTACCTATAAAATTATAAATTTTTGTGCTTGTTTCTGGTGCAGTATATTCTATTTCACTAACAAGATTACCACTTTGCGAAACTGCTCCTGATGCTAATACTGTTAATTGTGTAGTACTAACTGTTGGTTCTGCAAGTTTAATAGTAATCCAATCTGTACTTGATGGATTATTAGCAATACTTGCTTCAACATGAAACTTTCCAGTAAAGCCGTCTATGCTAAACTGAATTGTATGGTTTCCGTCACCACTTCCAAAGTATCCGTCCCCTGCTGTTTTTTCAGTCATAAAGGGCAGAACTCTTTGTACGTCATATGCTATTGATGGTTGTATAATTACGCTTCTACTGGACATACTGTATTTATCCTTACTTTAAATATCTAGGTCTTCAATGGTTACTAGGGTAGTGACACTTTGTATGCCTTCGCCTATAAACAATGTAACTATATTTAAAGTTTTTTTGTCTTTTACGTAGATAATACGACCTTCGGATAGGAATGTGTCTGTTAATAACTCATTTAAAAATATATTACTTATTTTGACATGATTTGGAAATTTTTGACACCATTCTCCAAATGATTTAAAAGATTGTCTAGCATATCTAGTTTTAAGTTTATATTCGTATTCTTTATTTTTTACTATTTCAATATCTGGATTTTTCAACAGATGCAATGCTATGTTAGTATCAGCAGGTTCTAAAAAATCAACTATATGATCATGAAGTTTTATTTTTAAACTGTCAAGCCATACAGTATCATTACTAAACACATTAATAGTTTTGTGTTCAATTCTTAAAGTGTAATCAGTATTAGCTGTTGAAAAGATATTAAGCAGTCTAAGTGCTAGGTGGAGGTCTGACATTTGTATGTCATCACCTCTACCATACAATCCAAATTTAGGCGTTACGCCTTTAGCAACCTCTTGGTTCCAAAGGTCTATTCTATACTTTGCATAATTAAAATCTTTGTTTCTAAAGATACTAGCTAGATGAAATTTAATACCTAACCTATATGCATATTTTTTATAAAATAGTTTTGAAGTAAACTTATTCTGATACAACGGTTTCTTCCATTAACTCTGTTACAAGCAATAGATTACCGTCTTTGATATCAACTTTTACGTTGCCACCTTCTTTGAGATTACCAAACAACAATAGTTTTGACAATGGACGTTTAATGTCTTGGTCAATAACACGTTGTAGAGGTCTTGCACCCATTGTTGGATCGAAGCCTTTATCAACTAGATAATCTAATGCATCATCTGTAATACTCATATTTACGTCTTTGTCTACAATTTGGTTTCTAAGCTCTAGTAAGAACTTGCCTACAATTTTCATCATAACGTTCTTTTCTAGTTTACCAAATGTAATAACACCGTCAAGTCTATTACGGAACTCTGGACTAAAGAACTGTTTGAGTTCAGTGTCTTCGTAGTCTCTACTGTTTTCACCAAAGCCTATTGTGTTCTGTTCACTTGCTGCCGCACCTAAGTTTGTTGTTAAGATTAACACACAATTACGTGCATCTGCTTGTTTTCCATTTGATCCTGTAACAAAACCATTGTCCATAATCTGCAATAGTATCTGTGAAACATCTGGGTGTGCTTTTTCAATTTCGTCTAGCAATAGTACACAGTTAGGAGTTTCTTGCAATTTAGTAATCAACAAGCCTGCATTTTCTTCGTGTCCTACGTAGCCCGGAGGTGAACCAATAAACTTAGCAACTGAATGTTTCTCCATAAACTCTGACATGTCAAAGCGTACTAGAGGAATGCCCAAGTGCTTGCTCAACTGTTTAGCAGTTTCAGTTTTACCACAGCCTGTTGGCCCCATAAACACAAACGAACCAATAGGTTTATTTTCACTTTTAAGTCCTGCTTGTGCAATATGAATCTTGTCAACAATTTGATCAATAGCTTCGTCTTGACCAAACACTTCTGACTTCATATTTTTATCAAGGTTAGCAAGGCTTTCGCTTTCTGATTCTTTAACTGTTTCTTCAGGAATGTTAACAATTTTAGAAAGTTCGTATTGAATTTCTTCTACACCAACAATTTTAGTTTCAATTTCTTCTTCTTTTAGTTTAAAACGTGAACATGCAACATCAATTAAGTCAATTGCTTTATCAGGAAGTTTCTTATCGTGTTGGTACTTAACTGATAGTTTGACGCTTGCATTAATTGCTTCATTAGTAATTGTAACATTGTGAAATTCTTCATAATATTTTTTAATACCTTGTAGAATATCTTTTGTTACTTCTGCTGTAGGCTCGTCAACAGTAACACGTTGGAAACGTCTCATTAGAGCACGATCTTTTTCAAAGTACTTGCGATATTCTTCCCAAGTAGTTGAAGCAACAACTTTAATGTTGCCTTTGCTTAGAGCTGGCTTTAACATATTAGCAAGGTCGTTAGCACTGTTGCCACCACCTGCACCTGCACCACTGATCATGTGTGCTTCGTCAATAAACATTACAGTCTTACCTTTTTTCTGTAATGCTTTTACAACCATTTTAAAACGTTCTTCAAAGTCTCCTCGATACTTTGAACCAGCAAGCATTGAACCAATATCTAGATTGTAGACATTGTACTCTTGTAAGAAAGTTGGTACTTGTTTGTTTTCAATATTCCATGCTAGTCCTTCAGCAATAGCAGTTTTACCTACACCTGGATCACCAACAAGCAATACGTTATTTTTGTTGCGGCGTCCTAGTGCTAGTGCAATACTTTCTAGTTCTTCATGACGACCAATTACTGGATCTACTTTCCCTTTAACTACTTCTGAGTTTAGGTTAGTAGTAAATGCATCTAGTGCTTTTTGCAGAATAGCATCTACTTCTTCATCAATGTCTGTTTCAACACTGTGATTAACATATGCTTGGAACTTGTCTTTTTGTATTCCAGCTTTTTCTAAGAAGTAGTTTCCGTAACTTTTCTTTTCGTGCAGGACACTGAGCATTACATCTACAATGGTAATCTCTTGTCTTCCATTGAACAGAGTTTGTGTGAAAGCACGATTAAGAACACGTTCAACTGTTGCAGTTTTTTGTGGCTTATACTTTTCTTCACCTGGCAAACGTTCAATTTCATTTTTAAGGTATTGTTCTAAATTGCCTTTAATATAGTCAACATTTGCTCCAAACTCCTTTACTAAATTAGTAAAAGATTCTTCACAAAACATCGCAAATAACAGATGCTCTAGCGTAACATATTCGTGTCGCAACTTTGTAGCATCTTCAACTGCTTTATCAAAAACTACCTGTAGTGCTTCGCTTGGTTCAACCATTTATTTTGTTCCTCTTTTTTAATTTTTTTAAAGCCATTTCTCTCTTTAGTCTACTTACTCTTTGAGTAAAGTCTGTACCACACAAATGGTCAAACTCGTGTAAGAAACAGCGAGCATCGATGCCTTGTAAGTATATTATACGTCTTTGTCCGTGAATGTCAAGATATTCGGCTGTAATACTTTCAGGACGTTTAATGTCTAGCCACAGACCTGGATGACTTAAACATCCTTCTTTAGCAGTGTGCATGAATGTTCCTACATTAACAATATTTGGATTAAACACTGCAATAGGGTCTGTGTGATCTTGAATATTTTGTGGTTTAAAAACAAATACTGCTTTGTCACAACGAATTTGTGGTCCAGCAAGGCCAATTCCATTTGCTGCCAGCATTGTTTCAATCATTTCTTTTACTAGGTCTTTAGGATCAGGATCTTTTTCAAAGTCAAAAGGATCACATACTTTATTCAACCATTCATCTGGGTACTTTACTATATCCATCTCTTGCTTCCTTTATGTAGTTTAACACATCTTGTGGCATGTTGTCATCTAGTTTGGGTACATTAATCTTAACTTTAACATAGATACTGCCTCGTCTTCCACTACGTTGATCTACAATACCGTGATCAGTTATACTAAAAACTTGATCTGGTTGTGTTCCTGCTGGTATTGTGAGCTGTAACATTTTATCTTCTAGTGTTCTTATAGTCCTTTTTGTTCCAAGCATAGCATCAAATGCATCTACTTCAACAAATGTTAATAGGTTAAAGCCATCTCTAGCCCACCCTCTTGGGTTTCTTACAACTACTTTTATTAGTAAATCCCCTCTTGGTAACTGTCTAAACGTGTTGTCACCTAATCCAGGGTAACGCATAGTAATATTACTATCAATACCGGGTGGAATATTTACTTTAGCTGTTTGACTTGTACCAGTTGGCAATTGATATTGTATATCCATATGTTTGCCTTTGATAACATCAATAAGCTCTATTTGTGCAGTGCATAATATATCCTTATTACGCTGTCGTCTAGGGCCTGCTCCTCCAAACATTTGAGAAAATATGTCTTGGAAGTCTCCACCAAATGAATCATTAAAATTCATACGTTGTGGAGGATTGTCATACTCTGCACGTTTTTGTGGATCTTTTAAGGTCTGATATGCTTCGTTTATTTCTTTAAACTTTTCAGCATCACCTCCCCTATCGGGGTGATATTGCATAGACTTTGTTTTGAAAGCCTTCTTTATTTCACTGTCTGATGCTGATTTATCGACACCTAAAATGTTGTAATAGTCCATACATTTACTTATCGCACGGACTATTACTAACAGTTAGTAGTGATTACTTCTTATTTGCTAATGCTTCTTTACCATAGAATGCTGCAACGATCGCTGCAACTGAAACAAAGTATGTAGGAGCCATATCACCTAAAATTTTAGCACCATTGTCTAGTCCTACTAGACTTGCTACAACTACTGCAAATGGATATAGTAGCATACCAAATAATGCAAACCATGCCATATTACGTTGTGCGTCACGCATTGCATCTGCATCTTCTAGACGCTTGCGTTTAAATTCTAAATCCATTGCTGCTTCTTCAGCAGTGATATGTCCGTCACCGTTAGCATCCATACTTTTGGCTGCTTCGGCATCCATAGTTACTGTTTTTTTAGTGTCTTCACTCATTTCTTTTTACCCTCAAGTTTGGCTAGACGTGCTTCTAGCTCATCAATTTTAGAAGTTATTTTAGGATACTTTACACGCCATGCGTTTGGATCATTTTGGAACCAAGTCCAGCCCCAACGTATTGCTAGATACTCTAGTGTTGCGTCAAACTTTTTAACGCCCCACGTTGCCATTCTTGTGTCTTTAAACCAGAACAAAAATG